AGTTTGTTCCTAAAGAAAAACCTGTATACAAGCAAAAAGAAACACCGCCCGAGCTAGCGGCTGAAGCATCTAGAGGGTTGCCTGAATGACACCTAATGACGTAATAGCTGATGTACGCGAATTAATTCAAGATACTACTGCTACTTCGTATCGTTACACTGATGCGGAATTGTTAGGTTTTATAAATCAGACTATTAAGCGTGTGCTTATTTTGCGCCCAGATTTGTTTTCTGTTATTGTAGATATTTCTACTGTTGCTAATACTGTAGCCCAAACATTACCGAGTGATTCATATAGACTTGTAGAATTATATTCAGTAAAAAACGGTAGTGTACTTACCGAAGTAAACAGAGAATCTTTAGACCAATCATACCCTGCTTGGGTGACAGATCAAGCCGGTACGCCGTATAACTATATGAGGCATGTTCGACATCCAAATAAATATTTTCTCTACCCTCGTCCTATTGCTAATATTGTGTTGGTAGGAGAATACATACAAGTCCCATCAAATTACGCAGCAGGAGCTACTATTTCTGTGTTACCAGATGCGTATTTACCAGTATTAGTAGACGGGACTGTATTTTTAGCTGAGTCTATAGATGATGAGCATGTAAACTCTGGACGAGCTAAATTATTTTTAGAATCGTTTACCCAAGCTTTAGGTTCTGGTCTGTCGAGTAGAGTATTAACAGATACGGAACAAGCTGGTATACCTTCTATTAATCCAAGGCTACAGCAGCAGGTTATATAATGGCATCTCGTTCATATACTTCTTTAGCAGCAAGAATAAACCCAAGTGTACCGGGATGTTCTTTGCCAATGCTAGAACAATACATACGCACAGCTGCTATAACTACTTGTGAACGCACGTTAGCATGGCGATATGAACAGCCAACGTATGCTTTAACTGCAGGTACATACGAATATACTTACTCTAAACCGTCTGAAGCAGTAATACAGAATGTGATGTATGCTTCTATAAATGATCAGCCTATAGATGCTCTAACACTTGGCCAAGCTACTCGTAGGTATCCTAATTGGGCGCGTAAATCTACTACTGCTGCTGATATAGCTTTATACGGTTCCCAACCTTTATGTTTTACCCAGTTAACACCCAATAAATTTATAGTTTTGCCTGCACCCGATGCAGCGGTTACTTATACTTTGCGTATGTTATATGCTCTAAAACCTAGTAGAGATTCCGAAGATATGGATGAGGATGTTATGAATGAGCTTGAAGATGTTATTGTCCATAGAACATTAGAAAATTTATTAATTTTACCAAATGTAAATTGGACTAATAATGAACTAGCTGCGTATCACGCTAAACAATTTAGGTCTTGTGTAGCTCAATATAGAGCAAATGCTAACCTTGGTACAATGCGAGCTAATATGCATGTAAAAATGCGGCCTTTTGCTTAGGAGTTTGCTATGGACCCCCGATTATCTACTCAGCGTATAGACTTAGTAAGTGATGATACCGGCCCTCAGTTACAGTTTACAATTACTGATAATGCTACAGGCGCTGCACAAAACCTAACAGGTTCTACAGTTTCTCTTCATTTTCGTGCGGTAGACACTACTACTAATTTATTTACTAGGGCTGCTGCTGTAACTGATGCGGCAAATGGAGTTGCTACATTACAATGGCAAGCTAGCGATCTTGCTAACCGCGCCGCTGGGGATTACGAAGGAGAAATAGAAGTAGTATTGTCTGATGGAACTAGACAAACTGTGTATGATACTTTGCAATTTAGATTGCGAGAAGACTTTGCATGAAATTAAAAACACTACCCCAGAAACTTAGGGCAAGAGTAACAAGTTCAGCAAACAGCCTTGCTGTTCAAACTACTGCGTTTAAAGCTTCTGTTGTAGCAAGTTCATTTAAAATACGTACACAAATAGGGTTTTTTGTAAGTCTTAAATTTTTTCAAGACAGTGTTTCATTACAATCTCTTACAACATTATTTTTAACAAAACCTAATATATCTGACTCAATTACTATTCAAGATGTAGCAGCACCTATACTAAACAAGGGGCTTTCTGATACTGGCACATTCAGTGATGTTTTTGTTGGCCAACAGGCAAAAGGTTTTACAGACAAGGTTAACATTGAAGATGGAAGTCTATATTTTTTAGAAGACTATTGCCCTGAAAATTATACTGCAACCGTACAACCAATACTACTTTTTGGTAAGCCGATAACAAATAGTATAATAATAAGTGACCAAGTTGCATTAAATCTGTTTACTGAGTTTAATAAAGTTGTAATAAATACTGCAGCATGGACTGATTCACAGCTGCTAGCTGTAGAAAAGTCTATAGCAGTAGAAAATTTAGGGCTATCGGACACGGGTAGTATAGTGATACAGGACTATTGTAGCCCTGACTACTTTGCGGGGGATTATGTAGGAATTGCAAGAACCTTCTAAGGGGTACAACGATGAACACAAAAGAAAACCTAACACTGTCTGGCAAACTAAAACTGGTTTTAACAGATAGCAAAGGAAACATTAAAGAAGAACGCAATATAAAAAACCTTATTGTGAATACAGGCATTGGTCACATAACTAGTCGCATGACAGCTGCATCGGCTGGAGTTATGAGCCATATGGCGTTAGGTAGCGGATCGTCAGCTGCAGCAGCGGGTGATACTGCTTTAGGAAGCCAACTAGGTAGTCGCGTTGCTTTTACTAGCGCAACTCGTAGCGGTTCTAATAATGAAAGTATAATATATATAGCACAGTTTGGTGCTGGCGCAGGCACTGGGGCAGTTACTGAAGCGGGTATATTTAATGCTTCTTCGTCTGGCACTATGTTGTGCCGCACAGTGTTTTCAGTAGTAAACAAAGGTTCTGGTGATACTCTTCAAGTCACTTGGACAGTTACGTTAGCAGCTTCGTGAGGTAATTAATGGCAACCATTGTAACCCGATCCGGTAAAGGATCACCGCTAACAAACGCAGAAGTAGATGCTAACTTTACTAATCTCAATGATGATAAAGTTGAAACATCTGCTATCTCTACTTTTGGCGGCACGTTAGTTGATGACGCAAATGCGGCTGCAGCTAGAACCACACTTGGATTAAGTACAATGGCCTTACAAGCTGCTACCGGTGTAGACATAGATGGCGGGTCTATAACAGGTATAACAGACTTAGCCATAGCTGACGGCGGAACCGGAGCATCAACTGTTAGTGCTGCACAAACAAACCTACAAGTAGACCCCGCTGGCACTGCAGCTGCTTTAGCAATAGCATTAGGATAACATAGCATGGCTAATATATTTAAAAGCTACATGGCTAGACAAGCTGGGACATCTGAAGTCCTTCTTGTAACGGTAGCAGGTAGTACACAAACGGTTGCAGTAGGAATAAATCTTTCTAACTTACTGGGGACTCAAATTACTGCTAGTGTGTACATAGAACGTGGCGGATCAAATGTTGACTACCACATTGTAAAAGATGTTCCGATACCTGCAGCAAGTTCTTTATCTGTGCTAGACGGCAAAATTATATTAGAAGCAGCAGATAAACTATACGTCAAGTCTAGCGCAGCTACTAGCTTAGACGCTATATTGTCTGTGCTTGAAATTACTTAAACTGGAGAAACTTAATGGCTGGATACATTGGTTCTAAATCTGCGGGGTTAATATCAGGCATTGATGCGTCTGTTGCTGAATTAAATCTTAATGACAAAAGTTCAGCTAACGGTACAACTGAGGCTAATAAAGTTCTTACAGCAGATGCCAATAAAGATGTTACAGCTATTCGCAATTTGACTGCTACAGGCACTGTTACACGCGCTCTGACACGCGGCTCTATTGATGTTGGTAATAGCTCTGGTGTGTCATCTGCTTTAGCAAAAGGCGCTGCAGGAACAGTTCTTACTAGCGATGGCACAGATTTGTCATTTGCAGCTGCATCAGGTGGAGGTGAACAAGAGTTTGTAGCTTCTGGCGCTGTAGGAAATGGTGCTATAGTTGGCCTTAATACAAACGGCACTGTGTCGGTTATGACCGCTTCTTATTATTCGTCTACAAATATAGATACAGTGGGAAGGGCGCTTGATACCTTTGCTAGTTTTGACCCAGACACCGGTAAAATTCTTGTTACCTACGAAGGATATACTACAGGCTATCCTACTGCAGTAGTAGGCACTGTAAGCGGAACAAGTATTAGCTTTGGCACACCTGTTGTTATAGCATCTGTTAATTATAATGAAACTTGCTCTGTTTATGACACTGCCGCAGATAAACTACTCTTTTTTGCTTTTAAAAGTGGTATACTTTATGGATATGTTGGAACGGTAAGTGGAACAACCACTTCTTGGGGCAGTGTAAATACGCTTATTTCTGGGGGTTCTAATTATTGCGATAATGGAAATTGTTGTTTTGATAGTAACGCAGGAAAGGCGGTTGTTGGCTATAGAAACTACTATAGTAGTACATATTATGGCTATGCCAGCGTAGTTACTGTAAGCGGAAATAGCTTGTCTGTTGGTTCAGAAGGATTAGCCGTCCAAGTTGCTCATTCTCAGCCAAGTCAAGGTACAGGCGGGATGGTGTTTGATAGCAATGTTAATAAAGTTTTGTATTTTGCTTATAATGGGCAGGTAGCCGTAGGAACGGTAAGCGGTACAAGTATTAGCTTTGGCACAGCTGTTGCGGTAGAAAGTAGTATTTCAATCAACACATTAAAGGGTGTATTTGTCGGCGGCAGCGTTAACAAAGTTTTGTTAACTTATCATGCCACGACTTGTAAGGCGGTTGTTTGCAGCATTTCTGGAACAACGCCATCTATTGGAACTTTCGCATCTGATACTGTTACCTCTAATATTAGTCGTTTCCCTGTATATGACCCAGATACGGAGCGTGTATTTATTATTACTGCTGACGGTGAAGCATCAATGACGCCAGTATTTGTTGCTGGAACGTCTTGTGGCATTGGAGTACCCATCACAATCATTGGGTCAAGCACTTCTACTGACGGACAAAGAGCAATTACTGCCGCTTACGATACAACAAATAATAAAATGGTACTTTTTCACGCCACGAACAATACAACGTCGGGTTCAGTGTCAGCAAATTCTAGGATTTTAAACACTGCTGTCCCTGATTTTATAGGGGTCGCAGCGGAGGCAATATCAAGCGGAGCAACAGGAAAAGTTACTGTGGTTAGCGGTGTAAATGAAGGCCAATCGGGTTTATCAATTGGTGCGCCGTATGGTTATGACTCTGGAACAGGCAATCTAGTGCTCGGCGGCAATAACATATTTGGCAAAGCAATAGCGGCTAACAAGTTGTTCATAACGAAAGGGACAGCCTAATGAAAACGTTAGTAAAAGGTGGAATATCCATTTATGTTTTTGCAGATAGCGAGGCTGTAAATATAACAGATACAAATATTGTGATTGAAAATCCTGAGAGTTTAATTATCGGGGACTGTCATAGCGGAAACACTACACTGCATGCTGATGTTACACCGCCTAGCGATTGGGTGGGCCATAAGTACCTGTTCGACGGCACAACATGGTCGGCTAATTCTGCGTGGGTTGATCCTGCAAAAAAGTTAAGACCTGAAGAATCGGAGTAAGATATGTCAGGATACATAGGCACACAGCCAGTACCACAGGCCACGCAGAAGCGTCAGGCTTTCACTGCTACGGCAGGGCAGACCACCTTTGCTACAAGCGGGTACAGCGTAGGTTTTGTCGATGTATATATGAACGGCGTAAAACTAGCTGCTGCTGATTACACCGCGACCAACGGCTCTGACGTTGTTTTGGCTGTGGCTGCTGTTGTTGGCGACACTTTAGAGATTGTAGCGTTTACATCCTTTGTAGCTAGCGGTGGGTTAGCCGCTACAAACAATTTGTCGGATGTAGCAAGTGCATCAACGGCTTTGACTAATCTTGGCGTCACTAGCACTGCTGCAGAGCTTAACAAACTAACTGGCGCTACTCTTAGTACCGCAGAGCTTAATCAACTAAACGCGATTACGCGCGGATCAATTTTGTATGGCAATGCAAGCGGAGCAACCGCGCGATTAGCGGCTGGCGGTGCTTCAACCGTTTTGACATCTGACGGCACAGATTTGAGTTGGGCTGCGGCTGCGGCTGGTGGTTCTATGGAATTTATTGCATCTTCTGGTGCTTTATCCAACGCTGCAGACTTTGCATTTACTCAGTTTGATTCTACTAAATACTGCAACTATCAGTTTGTATTGTTGAATGTTAAACCAGCTACAGACGCCGTTAATTTGCAACCACAGGTTAGACTAGCTGGAACTTCAAATTACGATACTGGCACAAATTATGTTTTAAATACGACCCCAGCAGGAGCAATACAGTCTAGTTTTTATACGGCATTGAGTGTTAGTAACGCTTCTAGTGATGTTGGGGTAAATGGCGTTTTTCATCTGTATAATCCAAGCGAAAACGCTTATACAACAGGTCAGTTTTTGGCGGTTTACAGCAATAACAGCCAAAGCGTAAAATACCAAGGTGCTGTTGGATCCGCCCACGTAGTTGCTCAAATTACAGATGCAATTAGGTTTAGATTCTCTAGCGGAAACATAGCTTCTGGAACCATTCTGATGTACGGAATTAAAAAATCATAGGAGGCTAACATGCCAAGATTTCACAACATAAATGGTGAGCGTGTTCAGTTCACAGCAGATGAAGAAACAGCACGTGATGATGAGGAACAAGCATGGTCCGACGGGGCCAATGACAGGGCCGCTGCACAAGTGCGCGAGGACCGTGATAACAGGTTAGCCGCCTGTGATTGGATGGCGAACTCTGACGTAACAATGGCAAGCGCGTGGACAACGTACAGGCAGGGGTTGCGGGACGTTCCAGCACAGTCTGGTTTCCCAAACAGCATCACATGGCCTACTAAACCTACTTAGGAGGTTATAAGATGGCAGGAGTAAGATATGACCAAAGCTAGAGACCTTGCAGGATTCGCTACAGCCTCATCAACAACCAGCACTGCGGCTGAATTGAATCAATTAGACGCTATTACTCGCGGCAGCATATTGTACGGCAATGCTTCTGGCGCAACGGCTAGATTAGCCAAAGGTGCTGCAAGTACCTTTTTATTTTCTGATGGCACAGATTTATCATGGGCCGCTGTCAGCGCAGGTTACGAACAAGTTAAATTCCCCTCTGATTGGACTTCCCCCGACGAAACTTTTAATTCTAGCGGCACTTATACAAAGCCCGGAAGCGTGGCGGATACTGATTTTATATGGGTTTATTTGGTAGGCGGCGGAGGTGCGGGGTGCAGTTCTGGAAGAACCAACGGCACGGCGGCTGGCAATTCTGTGGGATATGTAGGGGGTTCAGCGGGTGGGTCCGCAATTTTGTTATACGGGCAAGCAAAAATATTTACTGGTGGAGCAATGGTTATCGGTGCAGCTTATCCGTTTTCTTCTCGCCCTGTTAATCAATTTTTTTACGACCCAGTATACGGTAATCCTTCAACTTTCACTCTATCAAGCAGCAATGGTTCTATCGCTTATAGTACTAATGACGGTGGCGATTATGCTTCTGCTAGAGTTATTCAAATTCCCGGAGCGGGAAGCGAAACCGATGATTATTTACATTCCAGTGCAGTTTCACCAACTGAATTTTCTTTGGACACCGCTACAACCCCGGTTCTCTCAGCCAATGCGTTTGTTATGGGAGCAATCCAAAGTGGAAACAACGTTAGCACTACTCAACAAACAAGTGTATTTGCTGGCGGTAACGCTGGCGCAAAGCCGTATAATTACAACGCTTTGCCGACTATTGCACAGGGAACCTCTGTTTTATCGGGTGCTGGCGGGATTTTAAACGGTACAGATGGGCAAGCTCCGGGCGGTGCTGGTCGGTCTGTCACTGGTACTGGTGTTGGCGGTGATGGCGCGGCTGGTCAAATAAGGATTTATCATGTCTAAAACTTGGTACAACAGAATAACAGGCAACGGCGCTGTGTTTGAAGATAATGCAAGAATTGCTGATTGGCCTGACTTTCAAGAAACAAACCCAAATATCACGCTAACAGCAGAGTACGCTCGTAATATGCGAAATGAGTTACTAAGCAAGTCTGACGAAATGGCTTTAGCAGATCGTATCACTGACGCTTGGCGCACGTACAGGCAAGCACTGCGTGATGTGCCAGCGCAGTCTGGGTTTCCCACAAATGTGACTTGGCCAACGGAGCCTAGCTAATGCCAGATATAGATGAGCGTGTTTCCGCGCTAGAAAGGGATGTTGTGGCTTTGCAGACAGAAGTACGAATACAATTTAAAGAGGTTTTTACTAGGATTAAACGTCTTGAAGCTGTACTTATAGCTACATCTGGCGCAACTATTATTATGCTGTTAACAATTCTTAGTCGTATGGGGTAAGCATGTGGTACACGTTTTTGTTCTTATACTATATATAGGCATAGGATCAGAACGTGTGGCAATAAGTACTGATTTATATTTTAAAAGATTAGATATATGTAATTGGTACGCTGAACACTTAGTTAGGCGCTTCGGGTATCCCGAAACAAGAGATTATGGTACAGCTTATTGCGTACCTAAATCAGTTAACCCTAATGAGGTAACAGTATATGATTGATCCTGTTACAGCTTTTGCAGCAGCTAACGCAGCCTTCAAAGGCGTGAAGATGTTAGTCGGCGCTGGTCGTGAAATGCAGGATGTTAGCAAGCAGCTTGGGCAGTGGTACTGCGCTGTTGCAGATATTTCCAAAGCAGAAACACAGCGTAAGAACCCAACATGGTTGGATAAGAAGACGCACGGAACCGATAACATAGAACAAGAAGCCATGGATATTGTTATCCGTAAGAAGACCCTGATGGAAAAAGAAAAAGAAATTAAGTTCATGCTAGACTATAGGTTTGGCTTAGGAACTTACGATGAGATGCTGGGTATGCGCCGCAAGATACGTGCTGAACGGGAAGAAACTGTATATCGTGCTATGGAAGCAAAGCGTCAAATACAAAATAATATGGCTATAGGTGGGTTAAGTTTAGGTATATTGTGTATGTTGGGTGGTGGTATCTATTTAATAATGTTGGCTACACAATGATAAATGCGTTAATACTATCAGTAACGCTTGCGGGAGTTGCTAATCCGACTCATGTGCAGTGTCACCTGTGGAAGAGGTTTACAGATGCAAACGATCAAAAAGTTTGTGTATACAGATTTACTGCAGGGTATGGTGGCTTGGGGTATCACTATCCTACAAAGAGTTTTTCTGAGTGTCCCAAGGTGTTTAGTTGCCTTTATGAGAAAAAGGACAAACGCCCTAGTTTGTCAGAAATACTAGATGGCCTGAAAGGAGGTTTCTAATGTCCATAACTTTTAAGACTATACTAGAATATCGTCTTATGCCGAGACTTATGATGTTTGTAATGACGGTGATGTATATACGGGTTCTGGAGTGGGGAATGACTTTAGAGGATTTATCCACACAGCAGTCCGCGATGATATCAATTTGTTCTGGGTCTATGACAGGCGCATTTGCCGTATGGTTGGGGTCAGAGAAATGATAACACTATTAGGTAGCTTATTAGGATTTGGCAGTTCATTTTTGCCAGAGGTTTTAAATTACTTCAAGGCGAACCAAGCGCAAAAACACCGCATGGAAATGATGCACCTTGAAACAGAACTAGCGCAGAAACGATCTGAGATGAAGCTGGTTGAGTTGGATAAACAAGCTGACATTGAGGAAACGAAAGGGTTGTATTTACATGACAGTTCTATCGACGCTGGAAGTTTTATCAACGCCTTGCGTGGGTCCGTTCGGCCCGTTATCACTTATATGTTTTTTGCTTTATTCATTGCCACAAAAGTCGTGATTATGGTGAAAGTCACACAAGCTGGCGGCGATTGGATGCAAGCGGTTGAACTTATGTGGGATACAGAAACTGCTGGATTAATGAGCGCAGTGTTGGCCTTTTGGTTTGGCAATCGGGCTATATCTAAGTACGCGGGGAAATAACTATGAACTATAAAATGGAAACATTAAGAAGTTTGTATAGGGATGGGGACGATGGCCCTATGGAAGCTAAACCCCACAGACAACCTAGATCAAATAAAACTCCCGCAGCTAGTCCCCCGTCAACTCCTAGTCAAAACCCTAGCGTTTCTAGAAACAAAGTAAAAACCGGCAGAGGTAAAACTACAACTCAAACATTTACTTCTGCAGAACGTGCTGAAATTTTAAAGAAGTCTAGGGAGCTTAGGGAAAAAAGTAACAGATGACTGCTAACACAGTAGTAGAACTACCTGTACTATCTGAGCTTGATAAACAGTTTGTAGCTTTAGAAACGCAGCAACAACAGATACAAGCCCAGAAAAAACTAATAGAGGAATATAAAAATGCAAAAAAATTGGGGTGAGTTTTTTAATATGTTAATTGCTCACGAAGGCGGCTTTACTGATGATGTGCATGATAGCGGAAATAAAAAAGGTGATGGTCACGGCAATCAAGGAAGTACAATGTTGGGTGTTACCGCTTACAACTGGGCTAAGTACACAGGCAAACCAGCACCAATAGATGTAATGAAAACTTTAACCGTTGACGATGTTATGCCGTTATACAAATCAAATTATTGGGATGCAATTAAAGCGGACGATTTACCTAGCGGAGTTGATATTAGTTGTGCAGACCTTTGTGTAAACGCTGGCCCTAGGCAAGCTGCTAAGATACTGCAACGTGCTATTGGTTCTAAGCCAGATGGTAAGATTGGACCTAAATCTCTTGCAGCTGTAGCAGAACACGATCCAAAAGACATATTACATAAATACTACGATGGGCGAGAAAGTTTTTATAGAGCGTTAAAAGACTATAAGCGTTATGGTAGGGGCTGGTCGCGTAGAAATAAAGAAACTCTAGAAAAGGCTATAGAACTAGTTGATAGATAAAAGGACTAAATAATGGCCGGAGTAAAACTACAAAAGTTTTTTGGTAAAGCACCAAAGATTGCGCCCGAGTTGTTACCTGACAATGGGGCGCAGGTAGCTACTAATATTAAACTTTATTCTGGCGATCTTATTCCGTACCCTACACCTGTTATTGTAGATAACACTCAACGTACCGGAACCATTAAACGATTACATGCTTTAAAAACTCCTGTTCCGACTACAACTACTAATTATACGGTAACAGTAGCATCTGGAACTAACTCCTATGGCACAGGTAATAAATTTTATTTAAATGGAGTTGTTAGCCCAACAATAAATTTTGTAGCAGGCACTACATACGTATTTGACCAATCAGATGCTTCTAATGCCACCCATCCATTAAGGTTTAGCACTACAGCCAACGGCACACACGGGGGCGGAAACGAATATACTACGGGTGTAACTACGTTTGGAACTGCTGGTCAAGCCGGTGCGTATATTCAGATTACTATAGCTACCGGTGCGCCTACACTATATTACTATTGTATAAACCATAGTGGCATGGGCGGAACTGCCAGCATATTAAATACTAATGAATTAAACTGGTTATCGTGGCCCACAGATGTTGACATTGCTACGCCGTCAGGCTCGACAGATGCAGACGAGCAGCGGTTCTACTACACAGGAGATGGTGTACCAAAGGTAAGTACTTATGCTTTGGCAACAACTGGGTCTGAGCCGTACCCTGTAGATTACTATGATCTTGGGTTGCCTTTACCTACGGCTGTTCCTGCTGCTGCGGCTGCAAGTTTTACTACTAAAGCAACAACACATTTTGCACGAGATGCGAGTGGTGTAGTTACTCTTACAACTAGTGGAGCACATGGTTTAAAATCAGGAGCGATTGCAACAGTAACAGGATTTACTCATCTAGCAGGTACATATTCGCAAAGCGGTACAACTATAACTGTGACTATGGCTGCAGCGCATGGTCTGGAATCTGGCGCACAAGTTGTTCTTAGGTTTACCTCCGGTACTGCTAACAGCAGCGTTTATACAATGACTAAAACTTCTGCTACTGCGTTTACCGTAACGTCTACTACATCAGTATCTACATCAGGAAATGTAGAGTGGGATATGCGTTCTTTTAACGCTACTTCTATTGAAGTGAACGCGCCAACTACCACTACGTTGACATATACAAGCCCCGGTTTTCAAGTTACAAACACAGCTTTTACAGACGGTAAGATAGACTTAGCAGGAACAATACGATCACGAACATATGTGTATACATGGTTTACGCCGTGGGAAGAAGAATCTATTGGGTCGGAACCTTCTGATGCATTGTTTATACGTGAAGGACAAATTGTAACTGTTACTAATTTACCTTCTGCAAAACCGGCAGGTAAAAACTTTGTACGAGGAATACGTTTATATAGAACTGTTGTTGGGGTTACCACAGCTGATTACTTGCGCGTAGCTACCTTATGGTTCCCTACTACACTAGCCAATGTGCAAAGAACTAGTAACGTAGCTACAGTCACTTGTGCAGAGCCGCACAACTTTGCTGTCGGAGATTATTTTAAAATAGCTAATTGTTCGGTAGCATCGTTTAATATCGACGGAGGTGTAGTTACAGATATACCTAGCGATTTAATTTTTACGTTTGCCCAAACTGCTTCGGATGTAGCGTCTACTAGTGCATCTGGCACTTTATATCACGATTCGTCTGAAAATCCCGGTACTGATACGGCAAGGTATTGGGGCGAATCTAATTACTCGTTTGTGGATGATTTTAGTATAGCTAGTCTTTCAGGTTTACTGTTGTCTACTACCTACACAGCACCTCCTCCAACTCTTGCTGGCCTTACAACAATGGCAACAGGTCAAAGCAATGTGTTAGCTGGTTTTGTAAACAACGAAGTTTATTTTTCAGAGCCAAATAAATTTCACGCTTGGCCTATAGCGTATAAAATATCTTTAGAAGATAAAGTAGTAGGGTTTGCTGCAATGTCTGGCAGGCTCATAGTTATGACAGATGCGTACTCGTATATTATAACTGGTAGCGATCCCGCCCTTTTAAGTGTGCAACGTGTAGACGCACGGTTTCCCTGCCTTAGTAAAAATAGCATTGTAAATACAGGCGTTGGCGTAGTGTACGCTACACACGATGGCCTTGCTTTATACAACACGACTACAGGCCCACAACTAGTTACTCAACAACTATACAATAGTGATACATGGAACGCTGATTTAGACCCGACTACGATTGTGGCTAATTTTTTTGAAGATTCGTATTTTGGCGGACACTCAGCAGGCGGTATAATATTTAGCAAATCTAGCGACGATAGGACCGGTGGATATTTTGTAGATACCACTTATCCGTTTACAGCATCTTGGCACGACAACATTACTAACACTATGTATTATGTAAACGGGACTAACGGAGATATTTTTGAATGGGACAATGCTAACCAACCGCTGTCTAACTATAATTGGAAATCTAAAGTTATTAAAACACCCACGCCTATAAATTTAGGTGCTGCAAGAGTAGTCGCGGATTATACAGCTAACACTACCTCTAATTGGGAATCAGTAACAGATAATTGGAACAATTCAATACTGCAATGGGATGGTGACAACGAGGTTACTTTTAAATTATACGTAGATAAAGTTTTGACATCTACCATATTGCTGTCAAATAGCGGCACGTTTAGGTTACCCGCAGGGTATAAGACCGATACATTTGAGGTTGAGGTAGAAAGTGTTGTACGTGTAAGGTCTATACAACTAGCTGAAACGCCAATAGGATTAAGGAGTTTATAATGGCTACTAAATATTCAGCCATACCTGCCCTACCAGATGCCGGTGTAGATCAGTGGCAAGCGTTTATGCTAGACTCAATAAAAGAAAATATAGAACTTTTAACTGGAACCCGAGGAGAAGCCGGTCAAGACAGTAAAGCTATAACTAAAGCCCAGTTAACTGTGAACTCACCGCCTGCTCAAGAAATGACAAATGTTAACGCCGCTGGTGCGGGTACAGCTGTTATAACAGGGTTTACTATTAACGGTAATGCCGTAACCATAACCGGACAAGCAAGCGTTCCGGTATTGGATGATTACAATTTGTTAGTATTAAATGTACAACAGCTGGCAAATGATGTAGCTGGGTTAAGAGCTACAGTAGAAATTTTAATCGCGCAACTAAAAGGCTAACCCAATGGCTCAACAACCTGTAAATACAAATTCTCTTGATTTACCTCCGCTGTTGCAGGGTATTCTAAAAACACCGACAGTTCCTCAGAACACACCCCCTATGCCTATGCAGGCTCCCGCACCTATGCAGAACCCTATGCCCATGCAATCATTAAAGTATGGGGGCGAAGTTAAAAAACCTATGTATTCGTATCAAGCTGGTGGGCAAGTTGGACCGGCAGGACAGCCTGTAGGTTTGCAGTCTGGCATGCAGCAACAAGCTGGTAGTCCTTCGCAACCTATGAACCCTGAAATGATGGAGATGCAAATTCAGGAGTTTATGACCCGCAATCCCCAACAAGTACAACAAATTAGAAACGCTGTAATGGAAGCTGTTCAAACCGGCGAGTTATCCATACAAGAATTAAATCAACTAGGTCAGCTAGCAACTGCTGCAATGCGTAACCCTTCCATGTATCCGCAGATTAGACAATTTATTATACAGCAAGGTATTGCTACTGAGCAAGATATACCACCGCAGTATGATGAAGGATTGATTTTTTCTGTTATACTAGCGTCTCAAGCTGCTCAAGGTGGAAGCGATATGATGACGGCTCCGCAACCTATGCCCTCTATGGGACATGGTGGGCAAGTGCCTGCAAGTATGTCATCTACAGGCGAAGTACCTATCATGGCCCATGAAAAAGAGTTTGTTATTCCTAAATGGTTAGTAGAAGAAAAGGGTACAGCTTTCTTTAAATCTATGATTGATAAAGGTCCAATGGATGCAAAAAACAAAGGTTAAAAACCCTGTCATGAGTATTGAGCAGTTAACGCCTGCACGTATTGATGAGTTGTGGGACTACCTAGAGCCTTTGTTAACTAAGTCTTGCGAAAGCAATGAGGTGGGGTCTCAAGACATAGACGCAAGTTATATATACTGTTTAGCAAACACAGATAAGTGCGTTATCTTTGCAGGTTTTGAAAACGACATACCTAAGTGCATAGTTGCTTTGCAGTTTCATACAGCAAACGGACGCAACGGCGCAGACGTTATAGCAATGGCAGGGCAAAAGCTGTCTAAGTTTAGAGATGCGTATTGGGATAGTATTCTTGATTGGCTACGTGTAAATGGATGTCAATTTTTAGATGCGTATGCTACAGAGCGTTTAGCAAAACATTACCTAACTCGTTTTGGGTTCACCAAATCATGCACGTATGTACGCATGGTACTGTAAGAAAGGTCTAGTTATGGGCGGAAGTGTTAAGAAAATTGTAACCGTGGCCGCAATGATTGCAGTGCCTTATGCAGCACCTGCGTTGTCGGGTGCTATAGGACTAAGCGCAGGCATATCTAGTGCTGCAGCTTCCGTTGGTTTAAATTCAGCGTTAGCAGGAACTATAGGTAACGTAGTTGGCAACGCAATAACCGGCTCTGTTATAGGCGGTCTAACTACTAAAGCCGCAGGGGGGAGTTATGCTACGGGTCGAGATTTAGGCATGGCTACAGGGGCTTTATCAGGGCTTACACAACCTACTTTAACTAGTAGTAGGGAAGTAGCCAGCGCAAATTTTGGAGGGACACCTCAAACTATAGTTACGGAAACTCCAAGTTTAATGGGTCAATATAATTTAAACCAAGGTTTAAATGTTGATGGTTCAGCTATAGCTGCTGCTAACACAGCTGCTGCCGCTAACACAGCTGCTGCTAGAGGAGTAAATTTAACAAGTGCTCTTAAAAACTTAACCAGCCCTGATACTCTTATGCGTATTACCACATTAGCGTTAGCTGAAAGCCCAGACGTTTCAGGTCTATCTCCAGAAGAAGCGCAGTTAGTACAACAACGTAAAGCAGAACTAGCAGAAATGGCACGTACAAACAAATCGTTGTTTGACCAACAAGTCGCTATGGCCAATGAGTTTTTACAAGCATCAAAACAAGCGCAAGCAAACCCTGCCGGTGCATACGCTGAAACTGCAATACAAACAGAACGCCAGATTGCAGAAAACACTCGCGGTCTATCTAGTGATGCTGCTGCAGCTGTAGCAAGACAAGCTAAAATAGCTGGTTCTGCCGCTGGGTCTGTTGCCGCAGCAGCCGAGACTGATAGAGGCCAAGCTGCTGGTCTGCGGTTCCAACAAGCTGCATTAGATTATATGCCTGATTCAGCACCAGAAGGTGCAGCAGGTTTAACACTACCTCTTATGCAAGACCTTGCTGAACGCAGACGCCAAGCACAATCAGACTTAGTGTACGGCACAACTAGCGCATTTGGTTACGGTGGCGAAAAAGAACCGTTCTTGCAAACGTATGCTACTAGACAAGCCGGTGATATTGGCGGTAGTGGTGCAATCGGTTAATTTAAGGAGCTAGTCATGGCTGGTCCATCTTATTCTCAAGTACGTCAAGCCGGTGGTCTAGGAACTATAGCCGGTGAAGCTCCTATGGAAGCCTTTGATCGGGCTGTGTTAAACGCACAAAACCGCACCAAAGGTTATGAGGATATAAACACAAACCGTCTTGCTCAAATACAAACCGGTCAAACAATACAAGAAAATGAAATATTACTAAAAAGGATGCGTGACCAAGAACTAGCTAGACTTGGCGAAGCGCCAGTAAATCCCGGTTTAGTTAGCCCACAATTTCCCAAAACACCAATACCCGCACAAACATTAAGCCCTGCTGGTAAAACACCTGCACAAAGGTTAAATCCTAATCTACCTAGTAATACACAAAATATCCCTTATGATTTAGGTCAACCTGCACCGGAAGGACCTACTGTACCCCCTTCGTTGCCTCCAGCTGGGTTAACTACGTATTTACCAGACGGTCCATTCAAACGCGAAGAATTTACGATTGGTGAACAAGCAAGACAAGCTCCGACACTTACGTTTCCGCCCAAACCTGATACATCTGACACACAAGATGCCGCAGAAACTACGCAAGTAAATGCAATAACTCCTCAAGTTGTAGCACGTTGGAACAAACTAGAAGTTGAGAATGGTTTTCCTAAAGGCTTTCTTAAAAATTTAGCGCAAATTGAAAGTAATTTTGACGTCGGAGTTATAAACCGAGAAGGCAGCGGCGCTGGTGGTGCTTTTCAAATTATGCCAGAGACTGCCGATGATTTAAAATTAGCACGAGAAGATAGATTTGATATTAATAAAGCTACTGATGCTATTGTAAAATTTACAAATAGCAATCGTAAAGAGTTAGAAAAAGTTTTAGGCAGACCCCCATTGGCTTCAGAGTTGTACCTAGCACACCAACAAGGTGCGCGAGGAGCTAAATTTCTGTTAATAGGCGCACAGCGAGGCGATCTAGCTTTTGATGTACTTAAAAAGATATACATAACAAAAAAAGACCCAGCAAAAAGAGCCAGAGATGTATTAGATCAAAACGGTTTTAGGGGCAAAAATCCTTCGGCTTTGGAGTTTGCAAATTATTGGATGAGCAGGTTCAGACGTATAGAGGCTGATCCGGCAGATATTCCAGTTGTAGTAGCAGCTATTGAAACACCTGTTCCGGTTGAAACACCTGTTCCGGTTGAAATAACGGGTACTGTAAAAGAAAAAAATATAGCCACGGCCCAAAAAGACCCTACGTTTGAATCCTTTAAACAGAAAGCTTTAAAATTATACCCTAATCTAACTGAGGCTGGGGCTGCAAATATTTTTATTTTAGGTGGTAAAGGTAAAGAGCTAATACTTACAAAGTCAGTTACACCAGATGGCAGCGACCCAGCACCTAGTGGAGTAGTAGTAAGTGAAGAAGTACAAAGCAGAAGAACTAGTCGCGTTGATGATGCCGATGCATTTGGTTCTCGTGTACGGAATGTTGTAGGGTTTGTTGTAGACTACGCCGCAGGCGGGACGGCTGCAGTTGGAAACACAGCGTATGGAGTATCCGCTGATGTGTCGGGTGCTGTAGCAGCTATTTTAGGATTTAACGGACTTTCTGCAGACTTAGAAAAACTTTCTGATGTTGCGTACAATGTTGCACTGCATAACCTAATACAAGGTTATGCTGCTGGTGCAGGCATGACAGCTGAAGAATTTGACATGGAGCCAGCTGAATACCGAGAGTTGTTGTTTAAAGCAGAGCAAGCTCATAAAGACGCCGTAGATGATGGTGTAGTAGAACCTCCTAAACCGGTAGAAGAAATACAAACAGAACCAGCTACGGAATTAAATTTTACAGGAAAAACAACTGGACAAAAAGGCGGGTTAACATTTGGTGATAAAAAACCAAGCACCACCCCTGTAATAAAACCTAGTCCAGATTCTCTTGCATTTATAGGTAATGATTTTGAAATCAAACAAGCTCGTAATGATCTTGCTTCGCAAGGGCAGCAGTTGTTATCTGCGTTTAAGTTTGCTCAGTTAACTTCAGACTTTCCAAAAATGGCAGAAATACAATCGCAATTAAACATGATGGACACAGACCGTAGATACTTAGACGGTATGGTTATGTTGAGTGAGTTTAACAAAGGCAACGATCAAGCGTTAGCAGATTGGTTAGCCTATTCATTTCCCGGTGATAACTACGCACTGCAACCTTACACTGATGGTAGGTATGGTATTGTAGACAGAGATACCGGAGAACCTGTTGATCCTCGAGTCGATAACATTACTAGAGAACAGATGATTGCTGACTTACGTAACATTTTTGATCGTGAGTACAAGCAGCTTAACAAAGCATCTATGGCTACGCAAGCTAAACTACAAGCTGAATTGTTTATAAAAGAATTTGAATCACAATTAGCAACAACTAAAGACTTAAAAGTAGAACTTCTAAAAGGATCAATACAACAGAGAGTAGAAAAACTTAAACTAGTTGAAGGAGCAAAAGAATATAAATGGACAACTATGCAGGGATCAAATGGATCAATGGCTATTGCCCAAATACCTAACTCAGATGCTTTTCTTATTTTACAAGATACAAAGGTTATAGGTGCAAACGGAGAGGAAATCATTGAACCTAGAATAACCATAACATCTTCCGGTAATCCAAACGCGACTTTCTAAAGGCAGATACACATGGCTAGCCAAATATTAAAACGCGGAGTAAATAACTCTATGGGAATTGGGTTAAGCCCCAGACCGGGAGACCCGTACAGTACTACAGCCAGTACAGGTATTGGTAACCTGACTCCGAGCCTTGCAGACCAAGCGTTTGGCAACAGCGGCACGTATAATCTTGGCACACCTTCCTCGTTACAAGATTTAAGAAATGAAGAAAAAAAATTACTAGGTGATTTTGATAAAGCAGCGCCAACTATAAAAGCACCGCCTCCAGCACCGCGCCGTCCTATGATTGCTTTTAATAGAGCAAGTGGTAGGTTATCTGTAAACGGTTTTGAATTTGATAGTGATGACTATGCGTCTGCGGTACAATCCCAACAATATCTAAACGCCCCTAGTCAACGTCCGAAAGGTGCAAATTGGGATAGCTTATCTGCTAGACAATACGAAGATTATCTTAGCCGTATTACAAACCCTACATTAGGAA